TCAAAAAAATTATAAAAAAAGGGTAGATAAAGCTCCTGTGTCTATATTAGAGGAAGATGAAAATCATTCTTATCATATAGATAGTGATAATGTTAATGATAGATTATCTTTATTTATAGATGAATATATTGATTATTGTACTGAAAATATATTTCAATTTTTCCCAAAAGGAAATGATGCTCAAGTAGCTGATGCTATTTTAGAAATTTTTCGTAAACGAGAAGATATAGATGTATTTAATAAAAAAGCTCTTTACATTTACATCCGTGAAATGGTAGATGTGAAGACCCCAAAAATTACCAAGATAGCAAATCGTTTATACGATATATTTAAAGATAATTATATATTCTATATTGAAAATGGTTATACAAAGTTTTAGTTTTAATATTTATAATAGATTAAAACGTATGTATTATGTCACAACTAGACAGTATAGTATTTGGTAAGAAAAAATTTTCTGATATTCTTGAAGAAATTTACACCAACCAAACCGAGAAAAAAAGACAAGTAACAGCTCTAATTTCAGAATTAAAACCTTTAATTTCTGATATTGGTGATGCCACTCTCGTAGTTCCCCTAATTAAAGAGTATATGGAAATTGGGGTTAAAAACGATGAACAATTAATTAAAATGGCTACCATCGTACAACGTGTTCTTCAAACAGAAACAGCTGAAGGTGATTTTTCTATTTCAGATGAAGAAAAAGAACAATTACTTGAAGCTATGAAAGATCTTCAAATTGAACCTCCTAAAGACGAAGAAAAATAATGGCGAGTTACGGTTTTACATCATTAAATAAGAATTTAAATAATAATTTAAATAATGGTTTTAATGTCCAAACAGCATTAGCTACCTCTGGATTAATTACTACTGGGAGAGTTGTTAGTATTGTATTAGACGATTCTCACCCCCTATGGGAAGAAGTAGGAGAATATAATGGTATAGGAACTATTGAATTTCAAAGTGTCACAGACCCACAATCTAATTTTAGTTTAGCAAAACCTTTTTTTACTAATAATACTAAATATCCTTTAATAAATGAAATAGTTTATATAATGGCTCTCCCAAATACTGATATTGGGAATGTTACAACTGATACTACAAAGTATTATATTGATACTGTTGGAATATGGAATCACCCACATCATAATGGATTTCCCTATAGTCCAAATACCCCTCCACCAGCGCAACAAAAAGATTATGTTGAAACTGAAGCTGGAAGTGTTAGAAGAGTAACAGATCAATCTACTGAAATTAATTTAGGAAATACATTTGTAGAAAGAGCAAATATCCATCCATTACAAGCTTATGAAGGTGATGTAATATATGAAGGAAGATGGGGTAACTCAATTAGATTTGGTTCTACAGTTAATGGATTTACAAATTGGTCTACAACAGGGTCTAATGGTGATCCTATAATGATTTTACGAAATGGTCAAGGAGATCAAAGTAATGAAGGATGGATAACCATTAATGAAGATATAAATAATGATGATTCATCTATTTATTTAACTTCAACCCAAAATATTCCACTAAACCCCACCTCAGAAAAATACAATAGTTATAATAATCCCCCTGAAAAAATTAATAAATTTGCGGGAAAGCAAATATTAGTAAATTCTGGAAGATTAGTATTTAATACAACTACAAATCATATTTTATTAAATTCACAAAAATCAGTGGGTATTAATGCTATTGAAAGTTTTAATGTAGATTCTCCTAAATCCATAATTCAATCAAATGAAATATATTTAGGTGGAAAAAATGCTACTGAACCTATATTAAAAGGAGATACAACCATAGAATTGCTTTCCCAATTAGTAACTCAATTAACTAATTTAACTACTTTATTACAATTAGTTACACCTATTGGAGGACCTGGTGTATCCCAAGGTGCATCAGCTTTAATACCTTTTTTACAAACATTAAAGGTACAATTAGAAACAACTACTAAATCTAAAATAAGTAAAACATTATAATGGCAGGAATACCAATAGATACTATTTTAGGAGCAATCCCGGATAACCTAAAACCTTCAGGATTTCAGAATCTTCCTAAGCTTATAATGAATCAAGGAATAAAAATTGATACATTAATTCAACCTGCTTTAGACACAGTAGTAAAAGAACTCCCAGAACCTGTACAACCATCTATTCAAAAAATTGTACCTCAAATTATAGAAAATAGGGAAGATTTAGATGTAAACAAATTAGCTACTGAAGCTTTTGATGATGCTTTTAATCAAGTACAACAAGAAGCTCAACAATTAGGACAGGATGCTTTAGATAATTTTTGCCTCCCTACATTAGTTACTGATAATATAATTACTCAAAGAAACAATATTGTAGGAGTATTAAATAATGTGGGAAAACAATTAGATACATTAGCTAGTTTTTTAGGTTTAGCTGGAGGATTTTTAACTATTATTAATGTAGTATTAAAAGCTTTAGTAGCAGCAGATCCTCTTCTTTCTGCCACGGGTAAAGCATTCCCATTTAGCGCAGGAGTTACGGAATCTATAAGAAGTGATTTAAAAACATTAAAAGAAGGTGTTCTTTTTGATGAAGCTGGAGAATCTAAAATAACTCCAATTGTTGTAGCCCTAGCTTCCTCAGCAATCTCAGTATCAATAGTTAGTGCTTTTATTAAACAATCAGTAAATTTTTTATTTATTATTGATCCTTATATTTTAAAATGTGCTAATGAAGCTCAAATTAATAATTTAACAAAACTTAGTCCTACAATACAAGGTATTTTTGAAACTGAAACTAAATCATTACAAACATCCAATCAAGCTACTTATAAAGGATTTGTACTTCAAATTAAAGAAGAACCCTTTACTCCTACTGTTACTCGTAGAAGAGCTGTAGGATTAAATCAATATGGTATACAACAAATTCAAACTAATTTATCATTTACAACAAATAACCAAACATTAATAGATGAATTAAAATTTATTATTGACAGAGATAATTTAAAAGCTGATTAATTTAATATTTATAACATATGAAAACCTCACAATTAAAAACTTTAGTTAAAGAAGCTGTAAAGGAAGCGATCCAAGAGGAGTTGCGTGAAATTTTATTAGAAGCGGTAAAATCACCAAAAGTGGTTACTGAATCTAAAGATACTTACTCTCAACCCCACATTGAAAAACCTAAACAACTATCCCCAGAAGAACGTAGAAACATGTTTTCAGGTATTTTAGGTGAAATGCAACAAGGAGGAGCAGCTACTACAGCTTACAATGGAAAATTTAATCCTCAAGGTACAATGCCTGGAGGAGATTTACCTGCGGGAGAAGTAGGAATGGACCAAATAATGAATATGATTAAATAATGCCTGTTGGAGCTAGAAAAATATTTCCTATAGATAGAAAACCGGGTATAGCGGTTGGGGTTAGTATTCCTTTTAATGCCCCTGGTGTATTTAATTCTACCTATACTACAAAAGACGCAGTTAGAAATAATTTAATTAATTTTTTTCTAACTAACCAAAATGAAAGATATTTAAATACAACATTTGGAGGAAATTTAAGAGCAACCATATTTTCTCAATTATCTGAACAAAATTTAGAAGGATTAGAAGATTTAATTCAAACACAATTAGGAGATTATTTTCCTAGTGTTAGAGTTCAAAGTTTAGAATTATTTTCAAATCCTGATATTAATTCTTTAACCATAGATTTAAAATATAATGTTGTTGACACAGGAATAGAAGATGAAATACAATTACAATTTAACTAATGGCAACTAACTTAAAAAAAAGGGATATAAAATATATTAATAAAGATTTTTCTGAATTAAGACAATCTCTTATTAATTATTCTAAAACATATTTCCCAACAACATATAATGATTTCACCCCAGCATCCCCAGGGATGTTATTTATGGAACAAGCAGCTTATGTAGGGGATGTATTATCATTTTATTTAGATAATCAAATTCAAGAAAATTTCTTACAATATGCTCGTCAACCAAATAATTTATATGAACTAGCTTATATGTTTGGATATAAACCAAACGTAACTCAAGTTGCTACTACAGATATAGACTTATACCAAGAAGTTCCAGCAACAGGAATATCACCTAATATTGTTCCTGATTTTGATTATTGTTTATTTGTTGAACCTAATGGTGTTATAAATTCTACTACAAATAATTCTATACAATTTCTTATAGAAGATCCAATAGATTTTTCAGTCTCTAGTTCATCTGATCCAACAGAAATTACTGTATTAAAAATTAATGGAAGTGGGGATGCTGAAAGTTTCTTATTAAAAAAAACACGAAAAGCAATCTCCTCTACAATTAATACAATTTCATTTAGCTTTACAAACCCAGTTCAGTTTGATACAAGAACTATTAATGCTGAAAATATAGTTGGAATTTTAGATATTACTGATTTAACTTCTGGTGATGAATGGTATGAAGTAGATTATTTAGGTCAAGAAATGGTATTTAATTCTATAAAAAATACTAATGTAAATGATCCTAATTTATCATCCTATGGAGATGCTCCATATTTATTAAAATTAGAAAAACAACAAAGAAGATTTGTAACTCGTGTAACATCTACAGGATCTTTAGATATTCAATTTGGAGCCGGTACAGTTAACGATAATGACGAAGAAATTATTCCAAATCCTAATAATGTAGGTTTAGGTTTACCTTTTGAAAGAAATAAATTAAATACTGCTTATTCCCCTTCTAATTTCTTATTTACTAAAACATATGGAATTGCTCCATCTAGTACAACATTAAGAGTAAGATATTTAACTGGGGGAGGAGTTGAATCAAATGTTCCTTCAAACGATTTAACTAATTTTACCGCAAATACATCTTTTTTAAATAATAATCTAGATCCAACTACTGCTAATATTGTGTTTAATTCACTTCAAGTTACAAACCCAACAGCAGCTGATGGTGGAGGTGATGGTGATACTATTGAAGAAATAAGACAAAATTCATCAGCAAATTTTGGGGCTCAATTACGTAATGTAACACAAGATGATTATTTAGTTAGAGCACTTTCAATGCCTGCTAAATATGGAGTAGTATCAAAAGCCTTTATAGAACCAACTAAAGTTCAAAACATATCATCTGGAGAATCAAATTCAATTTTAGACTTATATGTATTATCTTATAATACAAATAATCAATTGTCTTTATGTAGTAAAGCCTTAAAACAAAATATTTCTACTTACTTATCTCAATATAGAATGGTAAATGATTCTGTTAATATTAAAGATGGATTTATTATTAATATTGGAATTAATTTTGACATCATAGTTCTCCCAGAATATAATAATAACCAGATATTATCTAATTGTATATCTGCGTTACAAGATTATTTTGCTATCGATAAATGGCAAATAAATCAACCTATTATTTTAAGAGATGTTTATGTTTTATTAGATCAAATTGAAGGTGTACAAACAGTTAAAACAATAGATATAACTAATAAAGTAGGAGAAAATATAGGATATTCACCATATTCTTATGATATATCTGCAGCAACAAATGCTAATGTAATTTATCCTTCATTAGATCCTTCTATTTTTGAAGTTAAATATCCAAATACAGACATACAAGGACGAGTAGTACCTTTATAAAAATAAAATTATGGGACTTTTAGATAAATATAATAAACTTACAGAAACATCATTGGCCTATTATCCTAAAAACGATCCTGTTAAAGGACTTTCTGAGGTTGATAGAATGTTAGAAGATTCTAAATTAAAAGAAACTTTTAATGAAACTTCATTAGATTTAGAAAATCCAAATCCTTTAGGAGGTCCTATCAATGTTCCTTATACTACTAGAGTAGGAGGAATTAATAATGGTGAAATAAAAACATTTACAACAACCCAACCTTTTACCCCAAAAAATACCTATATAGATAGTTTACAAGATGATAGATTAATAGCAAGGGCAAGAGATCCTTTTAAATAATATTATGGCAGTATATAAAATTTTTCCTTCTAAAGATGCTACAATGTATTCAATGTATCCTACAATGAATACAGGGCTAGATCCTATAATTGAATCAACATTAACATCAATAGCTCCAACAGATCCTAACCCCCAAACTAGTAGATTCTTAATTAAATTTGAACAGGATGAAATTGAAGATGTAATTAATAATAAAGTTAGTGGATCCTCTTGGCAAGCTAATTTAAGATGTTACATTGCTAAAACAACAGGATTAAAATTAGATACTACAATAGATGTTTATGCTGTTTCAAGTTCTTGGGGTATGGGAACAGGAAAATATTTAGACGTACCTTTAACAACAGATGGAGTATCATGGCAATTTACAGATGAATCAGGGAGTAACTTATGGCCCGTAACTTCAGTAGATGGAATAGCTGTATCTTCATCTTATAACACATCTTATGCACTTTTGGGTGGTGGTACCTGGTTCAATCAAATTATTTCAGGTTCAGGTATATGGCCTAATGCTAATTTATCTTCGTCTCAAGTATATAATTATGCACAAGATAAAGATTTAAATACCAATGTAACTAATATTGTAAATGTTTGGTTAACAGGTTCATTTAATTATTATGCCTCATCAGGAGATGCTGGAACCAATACTCAATCAACAATCTCATCTTCAAATGAAGGATTTTTAGTTAAACAAAGAGTAGAATGGGTATATGATAATAATTTCCAACCAGAAGT